ACTGGTCGGGCGCGCGTTCTCGCGCCTGTTCGATCTCGGCGACGAGAACCGCGAAGGCGAGCGGACGCTGACGTTCCACTTGTCCTCCCGCTCCTCGTTCGAGGGGCTGGCGGTCAAGGCCGCCGTTCCCGACGAAGAGCGTTGGTGGTCGATCAACGGGCGGCCGGTCTATGACGGTTTCCGCAATTTCTGCGGCTTTCGCGGTTCGGGCACCGACCTGACCGAGAAGAAGCTGAGCGAGGAAAATGCCAAGCGGCTCGCGCGGTACGACTCGCTGACCGGCCTGGCGAACCGTTTCCAGATGTCGCAGACGCTGGAAAAGATCGTCTGCAGCCCGCAGGAAAGGGAGCGCGAGTGCGCGATCTTCCTGCTCGACCTCGACCGGTTCAAGCACGTCAACGACACGCTGGGCCATCCCGCCGGCGACGCCTTGCTCAAGCAGGTCGCCCAGCGGCTGGAACGGGCCGTGGGCAAGCAGGGCCGCGTGGGGCGGCTCGGCGGCGACGAGTTCCAGGTGATCGTCCCCGGCCGGGTCGAGCACGAACAGCTCGGCCACCTGGCGCAGGAAATCATCCACGCCCTGTCGCAGCCCTATTCGATCGACGGGCAGCGGGTGGTGATCGGATCGTCCATCGGCATTGCCGTCTCGCCCGATCACGGCGTGACCAGCGAGGCGCTGATCCGCAACGCCGACCTCGCGCTGTACGCCGCGAAGGACGCCGGGCGGGGCCGGTGCCATTTCTATTCCAGCGACCTCCACAGCGCGGCGGAGGAGCGCAATGCGCTCGAACAGGACCTGCGCGATGCGATCGCCCACGGCGGGCTGGAGCTGTTCTACCAGCCGGTGGTGGACGCGAGCAGCGAACGGATTGCCGGGTTCGAGGCGCTGCTGCGCTGGAATCATCCGCGGCGCGGCTGGCTCTCGCCCGACAAGTTCGTGCCGATTGCCGAGGATACCGGCCTCATCGCCGCGATCGGCGAATGGGCGATCCGCACCGCCTGCAGCGCGCTGGCCGAATGGCCGGAGGAAGTGCGCTGCGCCGTCAACGTCTCGCCGCTCCAGTTCGCCAGTCCGCAGCTCCCGGCGATCATCACGAACGCGATCGCCCAGGCCGGCATCGATCCTTCGCGCCTGGAGCTGGAGATTACCGAGAGCGTCTTCCTCAACGACGACGAGGGGACCGAGGCGATGTTCGCTGCGCTCAAGCGCATCGGGGTCCGCCTGGCGCTCGACGATTTCGGGACCGGCTATTCCTCGCTCGGCTATCTGAAGAAGGCGCCCTTCGACAAGATCAAGATCGACCAGAGCTTCGTGCGCGGCGCCACGCGGCCGGGGAGCCGGAACGGCGCGATCATCGCCTCGATCACCAGCCTCGCCCAGGCGCTGGGAATGGACGTCACGGCCGAAGGCGTCGAGACGCTCGACGAACTGGACCTCGTGCGGCAGCACGGCTGCACCCATGTCCAGGGCTATATCTACGACAAGGCGCTGAGCAGCCAGGCGGTGGAAGAACGGCTCGCGAACGGCCTCGCGATGGAAGCGGTCGGCCCGCGTGCGGCCCGCGCCCCGCGCAAGACGATGCTGCGCAAGGTCGTGCTCGAACACGCGGGGCAGCACTACGCCGGCACCGTCCGCAATGCCTCGACCGAGGGCGCGATGGTGGAGGGGCTGTGGAACGTCCCGGTCGGCACGCGCTTCCGCATTGCCCTGTCCGATACGCTGACGGTCGATGCGACGAGCCGCTGGTGCATCGACAACCGCATGGGCGTGCAGTTCGACCGCCCGATCCCGCTCGACATCGACGGCGCCCGGCCCCCGGCGGAAGAGCCGCGCAAGGCCCGCGCCTGACCGCCATCCCCGCTGCAATGGGGGCGAGCCAACGTCTCCGTCGTTGCAGCTTTCCGGCCGGGGTTATAAGGGGCCGCGATGACTGATCTTGGCCTTATTCGCAATTTCTCGATCATCGCGCATATCGACCATGGCAAGTCGACGCTCGCCGATCGGCTGATCCAGGTCTGCGGCGGGCTGACCGAGCGCGAGATGAGCGCGCAAGTCCTTGATAACATGGACATTGAGCGCGAGCGCGGGATCACGATCAAGGCCCAGACCGTGCGCCTCAACTACACCGCCCGGGACGGCCGGACCTACGAGCTCAACCTGATGGACACCCCCGGCCACGTCGACTTCGCCTACGAGGTCAGCCGCAGCCTCGCCGCGTGCGAGGGCGCGCTGCTGGTGGTCGATGCCGCGCAGGGGGTCGAGGCGCAGACGCTCGCCAATGTCTACCAGTCGATCGAGCACGATCACGAGATCGTCCCCGTCATCAACAAGATCGACCTGCCCGCGGCCGAGCCCGACAAGGTCAAGGCCGAGATCGAGGACATCATCGGTCTCGACGCCAGCGACGCCGTGCTCACCAGCGCGAAGTCCGGCATCGGGATCGAGGACACGCTGGAGGCGATCGTCGCCCGCATCCCGCCCCCCACCGGCGACCGCGACGCAGCCCTCAAGGCCATGCTGGTCGATAGCTGGTACGATCCCTACCTCGGCGTGGTCATCCTCGTGCGGGTGATGGACGGCGTGCTGAAGAAGGGCCTGCAGGTCCGCTTCATGCAGGGCGGCACGCAGCACCTGGTCGACCGGGTCGGCGCCTTCACCCCCAAGCGGGTGGACCTGCCGGAGATCGGCCCGGGCGAGATCGGCTTCATCACCGCGCAGATCAAGGAAGTCGAACAGGCGCGCGTGGGCGACACGATCACCACGGTGAAGGGCGGGGCGGACAAGGCCCTGCCCGGGTACAAGGAAGTCCAGCCCGTGGTCTTCTGCGGCCTCTTCCCCGTCGATGCCGCCGATTTCGAGAAGCTGCGCGAATCGATCGGCAAGCTGCGCCTCAACGATGCGAGCTTCAGCTACGAGATGGAAAGCAGCGCCGCGCTCGGCTTCGGCTTCCGCTGCGGCTTCCTCGGCCTCCTCCACCTGGAGATCATCCAGGAACGGCTGAGCCGCGAATACGATCTGGACCTGATTACCACGGCCCCCAGCGTCGTCTACCGCATCCGCCTGGGCAAGACGAAGAACGAGGAAGCGAAGACGATCGAGCTGCACAACCCGGCCGACTATCCCGATCCCAACCGGATCGAGTGGATCGAGGAGCCGTGGATCAAGGCGACGATCTACACGCCCGACGAATACCTCGGCGCGATCCTGAAGCTGTGCCAGGACCGGCGCGGCATCCAGACCGACCTCACGTACGTCGGCGGCCGCGCGCAGGTGACCTACGAGCTGCCGCTGAACGAGGTCGTGTTCGATTTCTACGACCGCCTGAAATCGATCAGCCGCGGCTATGCCAGCTTCGATTACGAACAGATCGGCCTGCGCGAGGGGGACCTCGTCAAGATGAACATCCTGGTCAACGCCGAGCCGGTCGATGCCCTGTCGCTGATCGTCCACCGCTCGGTCGCCGAAGAACGCGGCCGCGGCATGTGCGAACGCCTGAAAGACCTGATCCCGCGCCACCTGTTCAAGATCCCGATCCAGGCCGCGATCGGCGGCAAGGTGATCGCGAGAGAAACCATCGCCGCCCTGCGCAAGGACGTCACCGCCAAGTGCTACGGCGGCGACATCACGCGCAAAAAGAAGCTGCTGGAAAAACAGAAGAAGGGCAAGGCGCGGATGCGGGAGTATGGGAATGTTAGCATTCCGCAGGAGGCGTTTATTGCGGCGTTGAGGATGGGGGAGGAGTAGCCTTTTGCGCTGTTGATTGGGGCACGATAGGTTGCCGCGTACTTTGGCTGGGGAGGCGCTTATGGGAGTCGCATTTGGCGGGAGATCGGCTGGGACTGTTCTGAAGGCAATTCAAGACGGCATTGAGGGTTTTGAATCACTGGCGGTAGCTGTCAGCTACGTCCAACTTTCCGGTTGGGAGTTACTACGTCCGATTATTGCAGGCAAAGCGAACAAGATGCGCTTGGTTTGTACGGATCAGTTGGGAATTACGGATCCCGCTGCTGTTCGTGCAATGCAGGCAGCTGGTGTTACCGTCCACGCATACACCGGCAGCAAAACTTACCACCCGAAGATCTTTATCGCGTCTGGAGGAAATCAGCTGGACCGTTGGGTCCTCGGAAGCGCCAACCTGAGCCGTTCCGCACTTCAATCTGGCGTCGAAGCGGTCTTTGCCGCAACCGATCATGAAGGCGAAGCCTCCAAGTGGTTCGAAAAGTTGTTTAATGACGAAAGTGAACCGTTTGATGTCGCTCGCCTGACAAGCCTGGAGGCCGCGTTCGCCGCAAGAATCAAGGGAAATCTAACTGCAGTCCAAGCTCAGAAGACCGTCCCGCCTGCCAGTCGAACGGACACCGCGGCAGCCGAGACAATCGAAGCTGCGTTTGCATCCCTTCCGAATATCGTCGTCCCGCTCAATGCCGATAAGGCAGGCAACAACGTTAGAACTCTCAAAAGGATTAAGGAGGTTCTGGACAATCCTTCGCAGCTCAAAGGAAAGGCTTTGAGCGAGTTCAAACTCATGGGCTTCGCAAAGGATGGCGCCCTCACACCGATGGGAGTGAACTCAAAGGGAAAGTCGCGCGAGCAGATTGCTCGGAATTGGATGGGATGGCTGAAACATGCGTCGACGGCTGATGTTCAGTTGGCTAACCCTTCCGGAATGCTGGCCAGAGCTAAGATTGCTTTCGAGACATTTTGGACCTTTCCAAAGAATGTTCGAGACTTCTATCTCGAGCATGCAACGAAACCGACAAGCGAATTGCGTCCGGCCCTCCAAGCTATAGAGCTGCTCGCGAACACTGGCCGTAGAATTCCGAACCTGACCGTTGAAGACATCACGACGCTGGCGTCTATGCTGCAGTACACTAACCATCTCCCCGTTCGACAGCGGGCGATCATTCAAGATTATCTGGACAATAAGGGAACTCGCGGCTGGAGCGAGCCAGACCGGGTGTTTCTGTTGAAGGCATGGCGCGACGCGTGACACCTGAGGCCAAGCCATTGCTGAAATGGGCTGGGGGGAAGGCTCAGCTTCTCCCGGCCCTCGCACCTTTTGTCAGGGAGCGCTCCGGCCGCTACATCGAGCCGATGATCGGTGGCGGAGCGCTGTTCTTTGCCCTCGCGCCCGAGCGAGCTCTAATTGCTGACATCAATCCAGAACTGATTGGCTTCTACCGTGCCATCGTGGAAAGCTTGGATAAGGTCTTGGCGCAATATGCCGCTTGGTCGTTCGACGAAAATACATTCTACGCGCTCCGAGCCCTACGGTTCGAAGAGTTGGACCACGTGACAGCGGCCGCTCGGCTTCTTTATCTCAATCGAGCTTGCTACAACGGTCTCTATAGGGTTAATCGGCAGGGTCTCTTTAATGTCCCGTGGGGGCGCTACAAACGCCGCTTCAATCCTGACCCCCAACAATTTGAAGCGGCTCGTGCTGTGCTAGCAAGGGCGAGAATCGAACTCGGCGATTTTCGAGATGTCCTCGAGGCGGAGGCGCGAACGGGCGACTTCGTGTTTCTAGATCCGCCCTACATACCGATTTCAGCGTATTCTGACTTCAAGCGCTACACGCGATCACAATTCCACGAACCAGACCACCGTGCGATGGCGGCGCTAGTTCGACGTCTCGCAGACCGTGGTTGCGAATTGGTGATCACAAATTCAAACCACCCCCTTGTTCATGATTTGTATCAAGGGTATCAGATTGAAATCGTTCCGACCCGGCGCAATGTAAACTCTCGCGCACAGGGTCGGACTGGAGAGGATGTCATCATTCATGTACCTGCCACACGCTGATCGTATGCAAGACCTTGAACGGTTGGCACCTGATCTGGGGTGGTACCAACTGTCCTCACAGATTGATTGCTTTCCTTCGACTCGATTTATGGGGTCGAAGGAGAAACTTCTCCATCCGCTGTGGCGAGCGATAGGGCAGTTTGCGCCTCGGCGCGTACTGGACCTTTGTTCAGGCTCCGGGGTCGTCAGCTATATGCTCAAGGCTCAGGGCTGCGAGGTGATCGCGAATGATCAGATGGCAATGGCTACAACCATCGCAGAGGCTCTGATTTCCAATTCGGAGTCCCGCCTCACTGAAGAAGAGGTCGGTCGTATTGCCGGCCATGCGCTTCCTGGCGGAAAGATTTGGAACATCTATGCGGATCTCTATTATGATCGTGCAGACGTTGAGTTTCTCGATCATGCCCGGATGGTCGTGAAGACTCTTCCTAACGAAAAGCGGGCGATTGCCACGGCTGCATTGATCCGGGCCTGCATAAAGCGACGTCCTCGTGGCATTTTCACGTATACGGGTCGTCGTTACGACGACGGGCGCAAGGATTTGAAATTTACGCTGAGTGAACATTTCGAAATTGCGGTGGCTCAACTGAATGCTGCGGTGTTTAACAATGGTCGCGAGAGCAAGGTTACCCAGGTTGATCTTTCATCAGGCTTTCCGGATGTGGATGTTGATGTTGTGTACCTCGACCCGCCGTATTACAGTCCTCTGTCGGATAATCATTACGTTCGGCGGTATCACTTCACCGAAGCGCTGGCGAAGGACTGGAAAGGTGTGAGGATTCAGGAAGATACTAAAACGAAGAAAATCGAGAATTATACAAACCCATTCAGTTCTGAAATTTCTTGCTCTCAGGTCATTGAGCGCACGCTGGATCGATATGAGAAGACTCCAGTTGTATTGTCTTACGGTTCAAATTCTCTTCCCAGCGCTTCTACTATAATTCAGATTATGGAGCGGCACGGGCGGAAGTGCGAGTTGCGCGAAGTGGACCACCGATACTCTTTCGCTAATCAGGCTACTGCGAGTCAGCCTGTGAGGAATCAGGTTAAGGAACTGATTTTCATAGCGCTTCCGTAGCTGGCATCGGGGGATGGGGCGCCGCGCGGTGCTGCATGCCTATGACGCGCGCTGCGCGATTACCGAGTGAAAGCTCATCAACGGCGAAGGCACGGCGAAGGCTGAGGCGGCGCATATTCGCCCGGTCGAGCGCGGGGGGCGGACTCGGTGCGCAACGGGCTGGCTCTGTCGGGCACCGCGCATGGGATGTTCGACCGCGGGCTGATCGGCCTGTCGGACGATCTCGACATCCTGATCTCGCGGCAGGTCAACGACCGCCGGAGCGTGGAGGCTATCATCAACAAGTCCGGGAAGGCGTTCGCGCGCGACCGGCTGGCGATGCGGCCGCATCCGGCGTTTCTCGGGTGGCATCGGGAGCATTGCTTCGAGCGGTAGCTGGAGTCTTTTTGTTTGCGCCCTCAAGCGCCGGGCGGGGCGCATCCGCGCCCCTTGGGTTGGCGCTTCGCGCCGTCTCCGCCTTCGGCTTCGACTCCCTCCGCGCAGAGCGCTCCGGGCGGCCGGTCGCGCTTGCGGTCGGCTGGGCGCCGACCGGGGCGTTTCAGACCTGTTGGGTGGCGGCGGAGCGACCCCTCCCGCCAGCGGATGGGGTGGGTCACCACTCGCCGTCCTTTAGCGTCCTGATGCGGGGGCCGGTTTCGGGGCGCGGGGGTTCGGCTTCGCTGTTCTCGTCGCCCGCCTCCTCCGCCGGGGGTGGGAGTTCGGGGAGCGGGGTGGGGGCTTGTGCGTTCCGCTCGATATAGGCCGGGTGTTCCGGGTCTTCGTAGGGGTTGTAGCCGTTCGCCTCGTCTTCGCGGTGGGCGGCTTCGTAGGCTTCGAGCAGGGCGCGGGTGCGGGGGCTCATGTGGAACAGGCGGCGTTCGCGCATCTGGCCCAGCTTGCGGTCGATGCTGGCGAGCACCTCGTCCTCGTGCTCGTAAGTGCCCTCGCGCCGCTTCTCCTCCTCCCACTCGGCGCGCCACTGCTTCTTCAGCCGCTCCAGCTCCATCTTGCCGATCGCGTTCAGGCCTTTCGCCTTGCCTTCCGCAAAGCGGCCGGGGGCGCGGTTTCGCAGCATGAACATCAGCAGCCGGTCGTTGTAACTGCGCCGGGTGCCGACCAGCTTGCCGTAGGAATAGACCGGCACTTCCACCCCGTGCAGCGCGCGCTGCATCGCGACGTCCTCGATCCGCCGGACGCCGAGGTCGAGCGCGGCCTCCCACGCCTTGCGGAAGCTCTCGGCGCCGGGCTGGCGGCGCAGGTGGTATGCGCCCACCGTGCTCATGTTCACCGCGCGGCAGGCGGCATCGACGCTGCCGGTATCGGCAAGGGCCTCGATGAAGCGGCGCTGGCGCGCCTCGGTCCAGCCGTCGTGGCGGCGGCACTTGCGCGGAACGGGGGTGAAAGCGGGCAGCTCGCCCCCGCCGGCGACGATCTCGTCCAGCGGCAGGCGCGTCTCGCGGTTGTCGGTGCGGCGGGTCATCCGGCAGGGTGGAGCAAAATTCCGCCGTGTAGGAAAATGAATTTTTGCCCGCGCGGGGCAGGAGGGGGGAGCGCCGGGGGGGGGCTATGGTGCCCAGGGACGGAGTGAAGCAATTCCGCGATTTCAGGTGCATAGGTTTGCCGAACCCCTTCTGACGCCCGACGCATTCCTGCGGCTTCCGAGTGAGCGTTTGCCGAACCTTTTTGGCGAGTCTCGGCAAATGTTCGACCGCGCTCGGCAAGGGATGGCGATGACAGCCCTCTTGAGCCTCGCAATTGGCGCCGATCCTCGGCGGCGCTCCCACTGCAGAGATCTAAGACCAGTACCATCCGCGTAGGTGGCGGTGTACGCGGCGTGGCCCGCGAGGGCGGAGACGGTGCCCGGAAAATGCGCAGGCTCTATGCGCTGGATGCAGGTAGTGCTGCGCGCGAAGTCGGGTATAACGCGAGGCACCCCTTGCGCTTTAATTTTTCTTGCCTCATATGAGGGCATAGAAATTAAAGGGCCCATTTATGCACTCAGTCCGCATCTATCGTGAACCCGCTGACGTTTCTGACCGCCTGAACTCATTCGGCGTCACAGCAGATGAGATCATTCCGCTCATTGAAGCGGTCGTTGCGGCCCGCAACGACGTGGTCGCTGCTGATGCCCGCACCGCCGCCGGTACGAAAGCGTACCTCGCTGGAGTACGCCATCTGCGCTTCCTGTTCTGTCCGAAGGGATGGGAGATGGACAGTACGAATGGCGTGGAATCGGTCGTGCATCCTGGCAGCGGAATGCGGATCGTATACCAATCGGTGGATCAGGCGTGTGTTGGGATTCACGGCCCGCAAGCCATCAATGGGAAGGGGCCTGCCGCGGAGTCGGCCCTTAAGCGGGCTCAGGGTGTCCTGTTCAGCGAAGAGGAACTGCCGGAACTGGCGCCCGAGCGGATTGCCCGTCTGAATTCCAGTCTGTGGTTTCTCTGCGTGTCCGTGAACGAAGAGGACGATGACGATGTCCGGGCCGAGCTGTCGTTACCGGCAGCTATCGAGAACGGCAATTTCAAGGGTTTCATCGAGCGTATTTTCATCGTTAGGAGCGGCGACTGGAAGAATCGCGGTCCGGCAGTCGGACTGCCGGAAGATGACGATGCCTACGAGTTCTCGATCGTTCGGAAGTAGTATGCAGTTCAATCCCGCGCGCCTTGAGCTCGCAATGGATCGGCGCCGGCTAACTGCCCGCGCTCTTGCTGAACTAGCCGACATTACCGTCGTCAGTCTCTCTCAGATCAAAAACGGCAAGCAAATCCCGCAGCAGACGACTGTTGAACGCATCGCTGACGCAGTCGGATATCCGCTCGAGTTCTTCTATGGAAATGAAGTAGACTTACTACCAGCGGAGGCAGTCAGCTTTCGCAGCTTGTCGTCTGTGACACAGCGGGAGCGCAACGCGGCAATCGCAGCGGGCGGCATAGCTTACTTGGTCTCTGACTGGCTGCATTCTAAATATCAGCTGCCGAAACCCAATCTGGTGGACGCTGGGCCTGAGCGAGATCCTGCGACGGCAGCGCGCGCTCTGCGCCAAGCATGGGGCTTGGGTGAAAAGCCGATCGGCAATCTGATTAAGTTGCTTGAGGCAAAGGGCATTCGAGTATTCTCCCTCGCAGAGAATACGAAGAACGTCGACGCGTTCTCGTGCTGGCGCAATGAGGAACCCTTCATCTTCCTCAATACATTCAAGACTACGGAGCGCAGTCGGTTCGATGCTGCGCATGAGCTCGGCCACTTGGTTTTGCACAAGCACGGTGGGTCTAATCAAGGCTCCCAAGCGGAAGCTGAAGCCAATGCATTCGCGAGTTCGTTCCTGATGCCTAGGGCCGATGTCATCTCAGAGATTCCTAGGGTGCAGTCGTTGCGCCAGATACTGCACGCTAAAAAGCGTTGGGGTGTTTCCGCTGCGGCTCTGACCTATCGCTTGCACAAAATTGGATTGATCACTGATTGGCAATATCGGAGCTTCAATATCCAGCTGCGGTCGGACTATGGGAGCAGCGAGCCCGACAGTATGCCGCGCGAGACATCCACGCTTTGGAAGATGGTCTTAGACGATCTGTGGGAGCAGAAGCTTACGCGCGCGGACATCGCAAAGGAGTTGAACATTCCTCATGGAGAGCTTGAGAACCTGCTATTTGGCTTGACTTCAACTTCGGATGCTCCGCCGGCACGTACCGATCGGCCGCCGTTGTCAGTCGTATGATCGCGATGAGCTAGAATTTTCGGAATGCTCCTGCTCGCAGCCCTACTCACCATATGTGCACCGGGGCCACGCGATAACTGCGTGGTCGATGGCGACACGTTCTGGCGCGCCGGCGAGAAGATCCGCATTGCCGATATCGACGCGCCAGAGATTTCGCGGCCGAAATGCGCGGAGGAGCGGGCGAAGGGTGAACGCGCAACGCGCCGGCTCCTGGTTCTGCTGAATTCGGGTCCGTTCGAGCTCCACCGACGCGGCGAGGACCGATATGGGCGGACGCTCGCGGTCGTCGTGAACGACCGAGGCTCGGTTGGCGACCAGCTGGTTTCCGAAGGCCTGGCAAGGACCTGGACAGGCCGAAGAGAAGGTTGGTGTGATGCGTCCTGATCTGCCCGAGCGGCTGAGTGCCGCGATCGGCTCCGACACGCCACCCAAGCTGCGTCGTCTCATCGAACGCGAAGTCGTCCCGGCGCTGCTCGAGTTGCGCGCGATCGACGACGACACCGTCACGATACCGCGCATGTCGCTGGACCGGCCGGCGAGCGAGCCGGGGTTGGGAAGCGATGCGGACGCGGGTTGAGTTCGCGCTGCTGCTCGCGCTCAGCCTGGTCGGCCTGCTATCGCTGCTCGCCTACCTAGCCCGCCTCGTGCTCGAATAACGACGGCACCTCGGCCGCGGTCGGCCGATCATCTGTAAACAGCGGCAGAATCGGCCGGGCGACCTCTTCTGCGCGCGGCTCCCGCATCAACTCGTACCGGCGCAGCGCCGCGAAGACGCGCTGAACGATCGTCTCGACCGCGCGCTCGCGATCGAACTTCCCGGCAAACACCTCGCGCAGCACATAGTTGGGCGCGGTGGTCACCGCGATGTGCAGGGCGGTCTCGATTTCCTCGTCACTGGCGCGAATCATTTCCATGCGCCAATGAGAACAGACGCGGAACAAAACCGCAAGCCCGACAGTGCGATATGGCCGACTACTCCAGCCCCAAGCCGATCGATCCGCTCGCGTTACAGCCGCATGCGTTCCTGCGCATCCGCTGCCGGTGCGGCCGGCGCGCAACCTATCCGGTGGGCGAGTTCACGCGCTTCCACCGCCTGCCCGGCACGTTGAAATTCTACGAGCTGATCGCCCGACTGCGCTGCGAGATCTGCGGCGAGCGGCCAGCGAGCGCCGACGTCGTGCGACACCCGTAGCGCCGGGCAGGCGATCACGGTAAGCTGACGCCATGTGCAATCTCTATCGGATCAAGAGCTCGAACGAAGAGATGGCCCGGCTCTTCGACGTCGAAAGCTCTGCCGGCAACGCAGCCGAAGAAGTCTATCCCGGTTACCCCGGGCTGGTGGTGGCCGAAGGCCGGCTGCGCTCGATGGTCTGGGGCTTTCCGCTGGTGCTCAAGAGCAAGAAGACCGGCCAGCCGCTCAAGCCCAAGCCGGTGAACAACGCGCGCACCGACAAGCTCGACAGCTTCATGTGGCGCTACAGCTTCCAGGAACGGCGCTGCCTGATTCCGCTCACCGCCTGGGCCGAAGCGGAAGGACCCAGGGGCGCCATGACCCGGACCTGGATGAGCCTACCCGACCAGCCGGTCTTCGCCGTCGCCGGGATCTGGCGCACGAGCGAGGAATGGGGCGACTGCTATTCGATGGTGATGACCGATGCCGCCGGCGCGGCCGCCGAGGTGCACAACCGAATGCCGGTGGTGCTGCGCGCCGAGGTGCAGGATGTGTGGCAACACGGCTCGGCCAGAGAGGCGCGGCAGTTGTGTCAGCCCTACTCGGGCGACATCGAGATCGAGCGCACAAGCGAGAGTTGGAAGCGGAGCCGGGCCTAGCCGCCCTTCCCGAGCAACCCGATCAGCGCAAGCGCGCCAAGCGAGATCACCAGCAGGCCGATCAGCGCGAGTTCTCCGCGGAACCAGCCCGTGCCCTCGCTGGGATTGCCATCTCTCTTGTCCATCGACCGCTCCTTCCAGTGGGTTGAACGACGCAACGCCCGGAATGGGGATAAGGTCCGCGGCGCGCCGACAATCTCAGCCATCCGCCGTTGTCGCCCGCACCTCCGCATCATGCTCGCGGATCGCGTCGACCTTCGCCGCGCATTTCTCGAAACCGGCCTTGTAGCGCTCGCGGCTGACGACCAGGTCGCCCACGGTCTCCAGCGGCACGTCGTGCACCACGCACGGCTCGGTCAGGCCGGCCGGAATGCCGACGTAAACCGGCGGCGCGGAGTGGACCTCACCGACCTTCGAGCACGCGCCTAAGATCAGCAGGCAGCTTGCGGCCCAGCAGCTCTTTGACTTCGGCATTCGACGCCTCCAGTTCACTCAGTTGTTCGGATTGCGCGGCAGAGGCCTGCTCGATTGCGGCGAGCTGATCCTGCAGCAGGCGGGTGTTGCGCTGCTCCAGATCGCGCAGCTTCTGCTGCTGCGCGGCCCAGGCGGCCCATCGGTCGTTGACCGAAACCAGATCGCCGATCCGCGCGTCTTTCGCCTCGATCGTCCGGTTCTGGGCCTGGATGTGCTGCCAGGCGATGATCGCGGCGCCGATGCCGCAGACGGCGAGGACGCCGACCATCGCGATGATGTGCGAGCGAAACGGCGCGAGTGCATTGAAGATCCTGCTCATCGGTCTGTCTCCCGGGCCTTGGCGGCCTCGATCCGCTTGTCGGTGTTCTCCCGCAGCTTGATCCCGAGCTTTTCGTAGACGAACCGCTCCAGCAGGCGGATCGAGACGTTCGCGCCCAGCCAGCCGAAGACGCCGACGATGAAACCGCTCCACAGCGGGTCGAAGCCCATCGCGAAGCACAGCAGCATGACGAGGAACCCGACGAAGCCGGAGCCGGCCGTCTCGGCCGCCATCCGCCAACCGTTCAGCGGATTGCCCTTGTCGTGCTCGCGCATGATGTAGCCGAGCAGCCCGCCCAGCGCGGCCAGCAGCGTGTAGCCGGCCGAGGTCAGCCAGTCGGACCAGTTGAAGTTTTCCATGCGTGCGCCCCCTACGTCAGCCAGCCCTTGAGCTTCGCCAGATGCGCCCTGCGATCGGCGAGGCCGTTGGTGCCCCCGTTGATTTTTCGCGTGATCGCCACGACGTCATCGGCATCGGCCAGTGCGTTCAGGTCACGGTCGCGCCAGTATTCGAGCGCAGTGTGCAAACCGATCGAAGGGATAGCCGCGATCTCTGGATGGCGCTCCAGGTCGATCCCGATGCGCCGGCCGAACTTGCGGTAGTTCGCCCGGCCGGTCAGCTGGATCGGGCCGCGGCCTTTGAAGCGGTTGCCATCGCCGGGCTCGGTGTTGCCGAGATCCTCGCGCCCTTCGTAGGCCTGACCGCTGGCCAGTTCCTCCATGTACCGAAACGACGCGCTCTCGTGCATGAGCTGGGCCATGAAGTGAGCGAGGCGCAGCGGGCTGCCCATTATGTCGTACGAGGGGAACAGGACGTTGGCCGCCAGCGCCAGTTCCTGCGCGCGATCGAGCGATGCGCCACACTTACGGAACAGAGCGGTGAGGGTGCCGCGCCCGGCAATGCCGTCGACTGGGACGCGAAGGGTGACCTGCAGCTTACGGATGTCCATGGCATCGTCTCCACACGAAAAGCACCGCCGCCGCGCTGCTAGCGACGGAGAGCGCCACAAGAGCGAGAAGGGCGAAGGATTGGCGAGTGGTCATGTCACCACCTCCAGCACGGCACTGACCCGGCTCGGCGTGATCGCGCCCACAAAGTAGTCGTGTCCGGCCGCCGGCGAGAGATTCAGCGAAGTCGAAAGCGAATGCTCGCGGTCGACCAGCGCGAGGTCGGTGATCGGCGCTCCGTTGGGCTTGCGCCACACGGCCCACCGGCATGGCTGATCGGCGCTCACGATGCCCGAGAGGTAGGACAGGGCGGGTCGCGCTGCGTCGAAGTATTCACCTGCGCCAGCTACGAGCGCCGCTCCATAGTAGCCATCACCGTACAGCGTCGGGCGCACGTTCACGATCCACTGATCAGCGCCCAGCTTGCGGATCGACCGCGCCTGGCCGCAGACGATGTCCTGCCCCGCCAGCGGCGTTCCCGTCAGGTCGATCTGCAACGAGATCGGCGTGTCGATCAGGTCGGCCGCAAGCGCGTTCGAAATGCCGTCTGTCGTGCCCGGAAAGCCGTCCTTGAATCGATAGGCGATGCGTGCCGCGGCACCGTCAACGAAACTGCCGACCTTCTCGATGCTCTCGCGCAGGACGTAGTATTCGTTCGCCTCGTTGTTGCCCGCGCGCCAGACGTCGGCGACCCCAATGGCATCATCGATCGCCGAAAAGAACGAATCGAAGAACTCGACATCGCCCGCGTTGTAGAGCGAGTGCCAGTGCATGAAGTCGCTGAACCAGCCTCCGGCAGCGATCGCGGCGGCGATCTGACTCTGCATGTAGGCCAGAGAGGATGCCTGGTCCGCGAATTGCCCGGCGTTGACGGCATCCCAGGTGCGCGTGGTGCTGGCGCGGCTCATCAGGTCCATGTGGGTCAGGCCGCTGTAGCTCACGAGCCCGCTGCCGCTGAAACTATAGGCGGAGTTTCGGGTGCCGAGCAGGGAGGGAAGATTGAGCAGGCCGACTTCGGTTCTGCCGTTCGCATAGGACGCCGAAGATATGCTCAGGTCCGCGATCATGCGGAAGTAGTCGAGCTGCGCCTTCGTGTGCAGATGCGTCTCGCTGCCGCCGCTCGCACCGAACGATTGGGTCGCGGTGTCGTAGCCATAGGCGCCGCCGCTGATGTCGAACATCTGCTGCCCGTGGTTCGGATAGCGAGTGGCCTTTGCTGCGCCGAGCACCGCACCCGAGAAGGCATCCACACCTGCGGCCGTCCAGGTCGAGGCGTTGTAATCAGGGATGGGCTCGCTCACGCCAGTGGACGGGTTCACCCATCGATCGGTGCGATAGTAGAGGCCGAAGCTGATCCGGCCCGTCCCGGTGACTTCGCGCAAGGTTGCGCCGTAGTCGACATTCTCGCCGCTATCGACCCCCTCGGGATTGAGGAACGCGGTTGCCTGCACGTTGTGCTTGAACGCCGCCATTTCGGCAGCGGCGTATTTGCCGTCGATCAGACGGTCGGAGTTCGCGCTGACAATCGCCTCGTGCCCGTTGAAGATCGGGCAAACGGTGACGCCGAGATTGTTGGCCGGGAAGAGCACCGCCTGCGTCACGACAGGCGGACCTTCAATGGCGCATCGGTGCCGCCTGCACTCGTGTCGATCCAGACCTCGTTGATATCCACTTCAGCGGGGCGTGTGGTGCCGCTTGGCAGATTGGCGACAAGTGCCGATGTCGCCAGCGAACTGGCGGTGAGGGCATCAAAGTTCGCGTCCTCGCCCACCTTTGCAAACTCGTCGGTGTCCACGTCGCCGGCGACACGCTTTCCAGCAATGGCCGTGACGGTGTCGACGGGGGGCTGGTAGGGCAGAAGCTCAGCCCCCTCGTTGATCATCGTCTGCGCCCAGTCTTCCGGTGCGTTCGCCGGGCGCGCGACGGTGATGTAGAGCCAAGATGCTCCCGCCGGCGCGGTGTAGGTCTTCGGCAGTGTCCCGCTGGTATAACTGCCGTTGTAAGCGACCATATCACCCGCAGCCTCGCCCTCGGCATCGTAGAACGCGGAGTAACCGGCAGTGTCGATCAGGAGATTGCCGAAACTGTATTCCTTCCCGGGCGTCACCGGAATCCGGTAGGTTTTCCAGTCCGCAGCGACCACGATTGCGCCTGTCGAACTCACATACTTGCCGTCGATCAGGTACTCGTCTCGGGCCAGGTTCACCGATGACTGGACGGTGAGGTCGCCTTCGCCGAGAACCCCGTTCTCTGCGGCGCGTTCGTCAAACGAAGCGGCAAAGGATGGGGGGCGATACTGCGCGTTGCCTCCTTGGCCCAGGAAAAGATTGCGAACCCACACCGTACCGCCGCCGCCGCCCGAAGCGGTCTGCAGCACGAAATCCACGCGGGCGCAGGACGGGTCGAGGGGGATGGCCGACAATTCGAAGAAGGTCGGCGTGCTGAAGTCCGACGTTCCGAACTCCACGATAGCATTCCCGATGAACACATCTCCTTCGGCAAACTGCGCAATGCGCAGACGCGAGAGGGTGGTCGCACCCTGCAACTCCTCAACCCAGAGAGAGGCCGAGATCAGGTCGGTTTCTGCAAAGGCGCTTGCCGGAAAAGAGGTGCTGGCACTGCCGTTCGTTATCTTGAGGCAGCGCCGCTCACCACGTACCTCAGCGATGGCGGGAACGTTGCTCGTCCAGATCGACAGGTCATTGAATGCAAGCTGCTCTTCGGTGAACAGGTTGGGCTGATCGGGGATCCGGGTGAAGGCATCGGATAGTGATTGCGACGTTGCGGCCGCGGCTTCGGCTTCGTCGACAAGGGGTTGGACCACTTCAGCGACGGCATCGAAATACCAAACGGCCTCGGCCCAGGTGCCCCCGGTGGACTGATAAACCGTGTTGAGCGCCGCCGTCGCGTCGCCGTAGACGTAAGCCAGGGTGCCGTCAGGTTCAGTGGTGTCGGCGTCGAGAAGAGCCTTGGTTTCAAACCGCAGGAGACCGGCGCCGATCGAGCTGATCGACAGTGCCAGTTCGTCGAAAGCGGCCCGAATTGCCGACTTCTCCGGCTCATAGTCACCGCTTGCGGGGATGCCGTCGATCGCCCAGTCACGAAACGCCGACTTGATATGCTCCAGCCAGCTCATGCGTAGCTCCCACGGAAATCCTCGACGAAGCGGACTGCGCCTTTGGCGAACTTCGGATTGGCCAGAGGTGCGCGCATCGGGCCCTGAACCGTCGCGACAAATCGAGGATCGTTGAAATCGACCACCGTGCCGGCCGCTGCGGCTTCGCGGAGCGGTGGATGAAATTGAAAGGTCGCTGAGCTGGTTGTCTGCTCAGAAATTCGGCCCACGACGTAAGCGCGCTCGCGCATGGTCGGATGCACCACGGTGAATCGCTCACCGCCGACCAGCGGCTTGGTGAGTGCCAGGGAAATGCTGATGTTGGTGGCTCGCAAGGCCGCGTCAGCTGTCAGCTGAGCTGCGCCGTCCCCTTGAGAGTACAGGGTGTCGTCATCGAAGCTTGCCCCATCGGCGTGCGGCACCCTCGATTTGCCGGCCGTAGGCTGATGCCGCGCATCGCAAATCGGGAAGATGAACGGGTCGACGCAGCCTCCCGTTGCTGCTTTGAACGCGCGCCAGGCCATAATTTTGTCGCGCGAAGTGAGGGCGATATCACCCATTTCGGCGAACCAGCGTCCGCCTCCGTCGGTAGCGATTTCGTCCTCTTCCCCGTTCAGCGCAACGCCGCCCGACATCTTGGCCAACTCGATGTCGACATCTTTGGCGTAGATGCCGAAGAAGCATGTGGGGAACACCAGCATGTGCTGGACATGCCCGCGCGAAGCCTCGAATCTCTACGGACGGACCTACTCTTGAGGATGCAGAGGCTGCGGCGCCGGCTCGGGCACCGGCTCGCCATGGTCGAAAGGGACCAACTTGCCGTTCTGTCGCACCGCTCCGGCTATTCGCTTGAACTGAATCGCCATCAGGTCACCGTCGCGGCCGCCGGGCCGCCAGGGGCAGACGCGACGTCGTTCGAATTGTAGGCTACGACCCACCACCAGTAGTCATCCGCCGCCAGGCTGTCGTCGACCACGCTCATCACCTGGCCCAGGCCGCCAACGATTTCTCCCGAGACCTCCGCGGCGGTGCCAAAGTCGTTCGTCGTATTTCTGAATAGCTTCACATAGCTGAGGTTCGAGCTTGAGGGGTTGCGCCAAGTCACTTCTGCCTCCCCGGCACCACCGGTTGCTGTCACCTCACTGGGTGCGGCAGGGGCAAGATTGGCCGTCGACGTACTGACGGTCGCGTCTGTCGACCAGCCAGAGAACCGCCCGCCTGAGCTGTAGGCGATCCCCACATCAATCATCGCGTTGGTGGGCACGCTGCCGGTCAGCAGCGTATTGCCGTCCGCCGTCACCTCCTGTTCGATATAGGATGCGTCACCGTCAATGCGCCAACGCACGAACCAGGTGGGGGCTGCGACATCGACCGGATCGAATGCGACAGCGATGCGAGCGAAGGAACTTGAGCTGTCGATCTGCGCGATCGCGTCGGCGATAGATGGCGTGATGAGAGGTGGCAGGTAGTACTTCGAAGAGGTCGGGGCCGGCTGCCCGTCCTCAGTCTCAGGGTTCCATACGTCTACGTTCTCATCGACCGCCACCCATTCGATGATCGCGCCGCCCGTTTCACTGTCGCGCTCGCCACCGATCACCTCCACGCGGCCGGCGAAGAACACGGTTCCGGCGTCTTCGATCCTCAAGTTGATGAAGCGCTCGGTCAGCGCCTCGCGCGCCGAGAAGACCGTCCGCACCCGCCCGCGCTGAGGTGCATTGACGCGCGCCATTTGCCGTTTGTCGAGGCGTCGAGCCTGCGTGTGCGAAGGCACTTGATGGTCGACCGTGGTCGAAACGATCTTCCCGCGCTCGGCGATGTCGCTGTCGTCGCGCCAAGGCTGGCATTCGACCTCGTTGTAGTCGTGGGCCGCCGAGACATAGCGCGTAATGATCTCGTTGAGCCGGTCCTCGTCCTCGACGAACTCCTGCAGCTCGTAATCGACGATCTGGTCGGGCCCAATGCTGACGGTTGGCTCGTAAAGCTTGCCGGAATGGACCCGGATGCAGCCATTCTCGTCGACCGCGCTCCACCCGTCGAACGTGGCGCGGATCATGTCGTCGACCTGCACCGGATCCGCGTCCGCAGGGAAAACGATGGCGGCGCGGTACTTCGGCTCAGTGCCTCCCGCGGCCAGGGGAATTGCTATGTCGCAATCGTTCGCAGCGTCGATCCACATCTGCTCGACCGGCGCGATCTTCGTCGCGTAGTCGTTGCCCATGAACACGGTCTTGAACCACAGGTAGTGGAGCGCCGCGTTCTCGGTGTAGGGCCAAGTGCTCGGGTCGTAGGGATCGCTGGCGGGATCGCGCGGATCGTGACAGAAATGCCCCTGGACGGCGAGGCTCATCGTCACGTTGTCGCCCTGGGGGTAGACGTCCAGAAAGTCCTTCGACTTCACACCGGTCTTGATGAGATAACCGGAGACAATGCCGTCGCCGCGATGGTCGCTTGTCCAGCTCGGCACGCGGCTGACCACGGCTGCATGAGCGGTGTTCGGATTGGCACCGAGGTTATAGCCCGCCAGCACCTTGTTATCGTCGTAGCTGCCGTCCGACAGTGGCTGCACATAGCCGCCCGAGATCGTCACCTTGTCGTCATTGAGATAGGGCTGCAGGACCGCGTTGATCGGTCCTTCGCAGAACGCGCCGACATCCACCGTCTCGCTATCGCTAGTGTTCGTGTAGAGCATGGCCGACCAGAACACGCGGCGCGCGCCGAGGACGTGGATGCGCGGCGGGGTCGGGCTCTTGTGTTCCCGTTCGGAGGCATCGGGTTTTGGCGGGCCGCCGCGGAGCAAACCCGACGCAAAATAGGTCGCCGCCGTCGTGACCGCATAGGCGGCGATCGACGCGACAGCCTGGCTGACGCCCCACGCGACGAGCTGAGCAGCTATGGCCTGAGGCATCGCGGCCTCCACGCCTTGAGTACCGTCGGCGCGCTGACAGCGGCGATGCCACCACTCGCCGGTACGAACGCCCAGCGCCTTCCGGTCCAGATCGCGCCGCACTCGACTGCGCGACCATCGACCCCCATCAACTCGATCACGCCCACATCGCCCGACCTGAGTTCAGCCAAGGCAACCTCGTCAGCCCGTCCCGCGGCCGCACGCTCCCACAGCGGTACGAGGCCGCCAGCCTCGTGCAGCATCGCCTCCGCTTCGGCTTCGTCGGCGTAGGAGGAGAGGGCGTCAGCCAGGCCCGCCCATATCGCTGGGAAGGCGGTGCAGTCGTGAGCCCGCCACTCCCAAGGCTTCGTGCGCGCCGCTGCGAGGTAATCGCCGAGGTCCATCAGCGCGGCCCGAACCGGCGAGTCACACCCTGCGAGATCATCGCGACGTGATCGCAGAATGCGTCGGTTGGCGAGCGAAGGCGCTGGCTCGCATCGGTCCAGAAGGTGAAACGCGGATTGGAGCGCGACGTGTCCGCCCCACCAACCATCAGCACGATCGTCCGCACGCGCCCGTCATCGGCGTAACGGCTCTCGACGCGCAGGGCGTCCGCGATCCCAAGCCATTCCCATCTGATACCGCCAACGAGCTGCCAGTCCTGATCGAAGACGACATGACCGATGCGTGTCTGCGCGCCCTTGACGCTGGCCTTGTCTTCGCGAGCCAGGCGCAGCGTCTCGGCCGAGACGCCGGAGAGGGTGAAGTTGACGCGATCCGCGACGCCGTTGATCAGCGCTTGCAGGCCGGGAATACCGATGATGTGACCCGCGCCGAGCCACGTCGCGCCTTCGGGATCGACCGTGTCAGATGGCGTCTCGAGCGGCCCGAATCCGGTCCAGAGGTAGCAGACCGGATCGCTGTCGATGCGCAGGAGCCATGAGACGCGGTTGACGGCCATAGGGGCGTCGTGGCGCGGTCGTGGGGCGGATTATACGGACGGTGTTGCAGGGCATTTCGCCGCCCGACCTAGAAAAATCTTCTATGCAAAAGCTGCATTTCATGGAATCAGGGGTGCGTGGAACCGAAGGCATTCAGAGGGGGGCCATCTTGAGATGGCCATGCTGGGGACCAATATGGGTGTTCACGCATTTACCAAAATGACGGAATTTTTGGCTAACCGTTGGGGGCAACGGAATCAGTATCCTATGGCTACGCGCTTCGAATTGCAGGTTCACTTCGCCTACGATGATGAGGCTGATGTCTGGTATGTGGCAAAATCGGATATTCCGGGGCTTAGCCTGGAGGCTGGCTCGCCGTCAGAGCTGCTCGACCGGGTGGCGAAGGCGGCTCCTGAGCTCATTGAGCTGAATTCGGGAATGCTCGCGAAGGTGGTTGACGTCCGCCCGACCGAGCCGAAAGTCCACCGCAGTCGTCGCAATGCACGCAAGGGTGAACCTGCCAGGCCTTGGTCGGTTCGCCCCGTGTTCGACGCCCCTCTCGATCTCTGCCATGCTTGAGCAGGACCTACCGGGGGGATGGTCGGCTACACAAAGAAGCTAAAGAAGATGCTCCGCCAAGGGGGCTGCGAGTTTCATCAGCAAGGCAAGGGCGATCACGAGACCTGGAAGTCTCCGGCGGGGGTTTTCTTCACCGTCGATAACGACATAAAATCAAGGCATACCGCCAACGAAACCCTCAAGCAGGCGGGCCTTAAAAAGGCCTTCTGACTTATCGCCCATATCGTTGAGCGCTCCGAACTCGAGCCGGCGCATCCTTCATCGACTGCTGATAGGCCTTGCCGGCAGCCTTGGCGGCATTGGCGCGCGAGATCCGCTCCATGTCGGCGTAGAGCTCCGCCGTCACCACAGCACCACGCAAATCGAACTTGGGCGAGCTGATGACCGTGGGGCCAGTCTGCGCGGCCAGCCGGTGGTTCGGAACGATGACGCCGTTCTGCTGGGGGACGAAGAGTTCTTCGCCGCTTTCTCCCACTTTGTAGGGAGTGCCGGCGCGGACATTGCCCCCGATCGCGCGTCCACCGCCGAAGATGGCGCCGGTGACGGACGAGAACAGGCCGCCGAGCAGGTTGCCGCCACCGGCCTGGTCTAGTGCCTCAGCCAGCGGTCGGAAGATCACCTGGTCGAGGAAGATCGAAAACAAGTCCTTCACGAACCGATCTTCGGTGCCCATCGCATTGGTCAGCGCGTCCGCGATGCCCTGATTGACCGATTCCAGCTTGCGGGCGACGGCTTCCTCGACGTCCTGCGCTGGGTCGCGCATGGCGTCGGCGTAGCGGCCCAGCGCCCCCATGTTGTCGAGTTCGACGCCGCGCTGCTCCGCACTTTGGCGTTCGGCGAGTAGGCGCCGCGCTTCCGCAGCGTCTGCGATCTTGCCCTCTGCGATGGCTTGATCAAGCATGGATCGCTCGATCTTGTGCTGAAGCGTGAGCGCCCGCTCTTCGAGTTCGCGGCGCTGTTCAAGCGTATCGGCGATCGCGGCTCGTGCGCGAATGGCGTCAGCTTCGAGTGCGAGTTGATCGGTGCGCTGCCGAACTTCCTCGCGCTGCCGGTCGAGTTCGGCTTCAGCATCGCGCTCCGCCTTCTCATTGCGCAGTCGCTGCGCCTTCAGGCCGGCTAGCTGGTCAACCAAGGCAGCGCGTTCGTCGTACTCCTGTTTGGTCAGTGTGCCGAGGCGCACCTCGGTCTGATACTGCGCGAGCCGCTGCGCCCTCTCGTCATCGATCTGCTGGAGCTCGAAGCGCAGAATGTCGTCGCTGGCGGTTGCGAGCGCGGCCCGCGCGACGAGGATGTCGTCGTTGAGCGATGCGAGTTCGCGCTGATTGGCCGCATCCTCGCGGATCTGGCGCAGCCGTTCGTTCTCGGCCTTCTGTGCTGCGGCGGCCGCCTTCCTTGCGGTTGAGGCGCCGCGATTTCCGCCCCCGCTTCCACCAGTGGAGCGCCGGGGACTGCCACCGATCCGATTGCCCATGACGTCGTAGCCGCGGAGCATGTCGGCGACGGCCTGTTCCGCGAGCGCGTTTCGTCGACGCGCCTCAGAGGCCGCTTGGCCGCGATTGAAGGTCCCGAGTAGGTCGGTGCCCGACGTAGGTCGCCCGTTCCACCAGTCGCCAACTGAATTTCCGGTCAGCAGCGCGCCGCCTACGCCCTGCTTGGACAGCCATCCCGAAATCGCATCGATTTCACTGAGCAGCGGGCGAATCCGATCGGCTAGCGACTGCGCTTCCGAGCCGATCTGTCCGAAGATCGACTGCGCCGCGGAAAGCATCGGATCGAACACGTCCGCCAGACCTTCGAAGGTCGAGCGGATGTCAATGCCGGTTTCTACGGCCGCTTGCTCGAGATCGGCAAAGCCGCGAGTGCCATCTGTGATGAAGTTCGCCAGCATCTCCGAGAATGCGCCGCCGCGGTCGAAGGCCCCGAACGTGATGGTGGCGGCGTTCTCGACCTGTTGCATCGCCTGGTCGAACGTGATCGGCAGCTCACGGAACTCGGCATCGATCTGCGCCGATGCACCCTCGAGCGCGCCAAGCACCTCTTGGCCGGTGAGTTGGCCTGCCTGCCCCATCTCGCGCAACTGGCCGATCGTGACGTTCAAGCC